TAGTTTAATTATCTAACTATTGAGTACGGGAAGACATACCTCTTAACGGTCACACACGTTAGGGGGTTTTTTCTTGTCTACCTATTACGCCAATTCCTATTTCTGGCGGGTTCAGAACGCGCTTGCTCCCGTTCTATGGCATTTAGTCTATGAAAGATTTCTCTAATGTCTGATTGGCGTTTAGAGGATCTATTGGCTAAGACCATTAGGAGGGCGCTAACCATTGCACCAATTAACGCGGCGTAAATTTCTGTCATTGGTTTCCTAGTAAGTTATTCCATTTATCAGTAATTTCTTTTTCCTTGTTAACTCTATTTCTTATTTGTATTTCTACGCCTAAACCTGTAAACGTATTTGCGTGAGGATGTGCCGGGTTGTCACGCCCATCTAAAAAATATAATTTCTCCATTAATTCAGTACGGGCTGCGTTCTCCCAGATGGACAAGGGTTGACTCATTAGCACAAACAATTAGTTTATATATATTAATATGTCTGCGTATCGAGTAAATGGCCTATGACTGAACAAGCAACAAAAAACCCAGAGGAAAAAAAGAAAAATCCTTTTCAAAAATTTAAAGACGGATTAGACGACACCACGACTACACTCATAAAAATTGTTGTTCTTGGGTGGTCCGGCGCGATCTTGACTTTGAACTACGTTTCCATCCCCGGAATACCTCAACAAAAAATAGATCCAACATTTATAGCTTCAGTGTTTACAGGGGTTTTGGCCTCCTTTAATATTTCAACTACTTCTAAAAAAGGCGATGGAACTTATAAACTAGATGAAGGTAAAAGTAAAACAATAGGAGGAACAAATTATCAAACAATTAGAGTTGAAACACCAATAAAACTTGTACCAATGGAGCCAAAAATAGACCCAATTACAAAGAAACCTATAGATCCACAAACAGGCAAATTGACATGAAACGACTCCTAATCCCTTTTCTCCTTTTGGCTGCTAGTCCCTGCTATGCAAGCTATAAGCACGAATTAAAAACGGTAGTAAGCGCTGATGTTGCTGGTAGCTATTCTCACGCAAAACGGATAGGAAGTTCATATTCATTTAGTTCTGAAGGAATAACCGCAAGCACTATTACAGGCCTTGTTGCACCTGCTGTAAGTAATGGGAGTCATACAGGAGTAAGTGCCACAATGGGGACAAATTCGTTTGCTCAAACAGTCGCAGGCGCCTCCAGTTCTCTCACTCAAAGCTTTTTGCAAGGCGATGTTGTGCCTACTCAAACAGGGCTAGGCCTAACTCATGGGGCAACGACTACTTTATTAACTCTTGGCGACACTATTTCATACAGCGGTGGAAACTCGAACGGAACAGCGGTCGGTCTTACTCAGGCGGGGGCCATTACACTAACTCCCGGTGGTTCAGGATCTACAGTTTCAGGAAGTATTTCTAGTACTATCGACATTCATTAATATGTATGAAATATTTATTATTTGTCTTTCTCTTAAATGTAATTAATACAGCTAAAACTTACGCTGTCCCAGTCGTCCCAAATTTCGGAAGTGGTCAAAATACCAGTGTTACAGAGGTAAAAAGTAGAACGGTGGAGCGGATAGAAAGTTTTCATTTTAATACAGGCTATACGTTTAATCAGTCTGGCAGCAACATTAAAGTTATAGGTAGTACATTAACGCCCCAAACTGTTAATACTCAAACTCAAACAGTAAACGGAATATCTTCAACATGGAAATCTATTGATTTAAATACTAAACCTCAATATGAACAAGTCGTTGCTGGAGCTGGTACACAATACAACGAAAGCCTAATGGGGCCGGGCTTAGCTGAACACGTTATTATTGACCGCACTATTGATACTGAAAGCATAACAAATTCAACGAGTATCTTTACACAGTGAAAAGGATATTATCTGTTTTAATTATTACTTTGTCTGGACAATTACCAGCATTAAGCGAAGGCGTTTCAATGCAAAATAATCCTATCTCGAATAGTAGCGGTGGAGTAAATGTGACTGCAGTGCAGAATGTTCCAAGTCGTCAATTTACAAATGTTTACAGTCTTCAACAACTGCAATGTCAGTCAGACACGTTTGTTATACAGCCATTTATTACATCTAATATGAGTTTTCAAAGACCTCAAAGGGATGTAAGACTTGATCCAATATACGACGATAGAGATTTAACAGGTTTAATAACTCAAGATGATAATGGTAATGATGTAGATGGGCCTGACGGGTTGCCAGATAATCCGGGTAAAGTTGTTGGTTATAAATCAGTCCAGTTAAATCCTCAAGATTCGTTTGCAGTGTCGCCGGGAATAAGCTTGAGCTTCAATATAAATATGGATAGAAAGGCAGTTCGTAAGTGTAGACAAGGCGCAGCAAAAATTGTTGAATTATTAGATTTACAGGTAGCAGATAAACGGTTAAGCCTAGAGGTTGGCAGGCTTTCAAAATGCGGGGAATTATTAACAAAGGGTATAAGATTTAAAGAAACCAGCTCATTCGCAAAATTATGTGACGATGTAGAAGTTGTTAAATTTATCCCAAAAAATACCCTTCCTGACCATCAACACTCATTAGGGCCTATTTCTTCAGAAGTGACCGCCACAAAAGATTAACTTTATTCCTTTCCCGTTGCGCTCTTATCTTTTCTCCTCTTGAAAGTGGCTTTTCTTTTTTACCTAGTTTCTTTTTAACTGCTTTAATAATTTTCTTCTGTAGAGGTTTAGTTCTTTTTTTTATTAGCTCAGTTAAAGGGGCTGCCATTAATGCGGATGTTGCGCCAAATAAAGCCGTGACCATTACCCCAGAAACTAAAGCAGGGGGCGGGGTGAAATGATCAACGGTTTCAATAATTTTTATCGGCTCATATACAGCTACACATTCGCCTGAAATAGCGTCGATCTTATAAGCCGTAATCCTACCCCTGCCATATTTACCGATGCTGTTTATGGGCGCGGCTCCATTCGGGGGGCAGTCTGGAGGGGGCGGGGTATAGCCTACAAAGTTTGTTGTTTGTTTGTTAGTTGTACTTTGTTGTTTGCTTTCTTCCGGCTCCCTTGGCGTGACTGATAAGGGTTTTGTTTTTACTACTTCTAATTTTTTGTAATAGTCAAGAGGGTAGAAGACGGGTTGCGAAAAATCGCACAAAATCATTACGCCGTCGGGGTCATTATCAAAGTGTCCTGTACCTCCTGTTTCGTCGTCTCTTGTCTCAACACACCCCGGCATATCTATTACTAGGGGATCTAAAACAAAAGGTAATTGAGTACTAACCGATGGGGGCAATATTAACGGCGGCTCTAAAACTATTGGATCGGCAATTCTAGGCTCTGCAATTCTAGGTTCAATGATTTGCGGCTCTTTAATATCCACTAACAGTCAACAAAATCACCACCTATGTTCTTGCCAATCTGACCGGCTTTCTTAACAGCAAAAGCACTAGCAACCCAACCTATAAAAGGAATATTAGATAAGGTACTAGCTGCAGGTGTAGCCGTAACTAAAGAAGTTCCTACGATCTCCCCGTTAGATTCTGCGCTGCCTTTATCTTTAATGCACTGTAAATATTCAGCCGTTAATCTCGCGCTATCTACAGGGTGATGTGCAATATATTCTTTCCTTACATAGTCAGTCTTACCATGCCATTTAGTCTTTTCTTCTGAGAATAATGTTGTCTTGGGTTGGTGCATATTGTGAGTGATTGTTAAATCTAATTTCTCCCCGTCTTTGCTATATCGCATTTGTGACGCGCTGTTCTCTGTCGTGGCTAATCGGGCTAAATCGAACGGGGCTGAACCTCCTGACTTTGATAACAATGACATCGAGAAAAACGATTGACCTATCAAGCCAAGGCCGAGCAATCCGGGTAAGAAGTTTTCTTTCATTACTTGAACGGCAGGGCGGGGCCTGTTTTGCCAGGTAGTTTTATTTGTTGTTTTATTTGATGTTGAATAATATCTACCATTTGGTCTTGAATCGTTAGCATCATCGAATTAACAAAATCAGCCCGTTTGAAATAGATATAACCCCCGCCTAAAATCATGGTCAAAGACATAGCGAAAGAAGCAACGCTAATGCCGTCTAAAATTTTTCTTACCATTAAAAAAAGTAAGCCTTGCAGTCACACTCTAATGTGTCTACTTATGCTTAGCAACTAAGACGGTTTTGTGGGCAGTGTATGAGTATGAGGCCAGCCGGTAGCTGTTGGGAGATCTCTAAGGCTAGTTCTATATGTTGCCCACTCAGTAACCTTTGCTGTTGCTAATCCTCCTTTATCTGCTGTTTGAGTCCAATCACTATCTTTTAATAGTTGATCACGTTCTAACCTTTTATTGGCTGCAATTTTATTATCAATGCTTGTTTTATATGCAGCCTCATTATCCGCCGCGCTTGTTTTCTTTCCGTCGTCGTCTGTTGTTTCTGTAAATGTTGGACCTACTTTAAATTTTGTGTACCATTTTCCATCTTTCTGTTCCACCCCGTCTCTTTCTGATGTCTCATAAGGTGGCGTTGTTGTAGCAATAGGGCCATCAAACACCCAATCATAACCAAGCGAATCAACAACGGTCTCAGTTAATGGTTTAGGGATTGATACATTAGGAAATTGCGCTCTAAATGCACTCTCTCCAACTAATAAAGAACCGTCAGATTGTTTTCTAAATTCAGTCATGTTTAATAAATAAGGGTGGAAAATACAGGGGTTAAATTCATATAAATTCCCCCATCAAGCGTGTGCATAATATATATAATTTCGGTCTGATCCGTTGGAGTGGCTAAAACCACCCCCCAATGTTATACCCGTTGACGATACTGACGTCACATAACTACCTGTGTCTTGGGTATTATTTAGATCTAACCACATTCGTTTAGTACTTGCCCCGCTAATACCTCGAAGGCTGTCGAAAACAGTCCATGATTGACCAGTACCACCAACATCATAACATTTACATAAGAAAAATCTCGGCTGAAAACCTAGTGATATAAATTGATCTGAATCCGAGCCCTGGTATGCTCCACATTTGGAAACACCCTCAACTGATGCGAATAAAAACATTAAATAATCACCTGCGCCGCCGAAATAACTATCAAGGATGATGACCCATGTTGCATCTGGGTTATTGCTTAATCCCCACATATTGCCGCCAGATTCCCATTCAGCCGAGTTATCGTTTAAATGTAACGACCAATTATAAGGAGTAGTACCGCCGTTCAAATCTTTATGCCATACATGCCAATCACTCGTACCATCTCTTTTCTTCATAAACACCATCTCAGGGGCAACCCCTAGACTATGGCCCAAGAACTGATAACCGCTTCCCGTCGTAGTTACTGCTTGAACGTCAAAACCAGCGCTTCTTTTCCACATCCATGATTGACTATTGCTGTTGTAGCTTTTAGCCCATCCAACATTACTATCCCAAACATAATCACTACCAGAACTTTCAGCAGATGTAAGGTTAGTAGCTAATTCTTTATTGCCTGTTAAACGAGTTTCAACATAGTTTTGACCGGTACCAGCTGGGTTCCTTGGACCTAGAGCAAAGTCAACAGGGAATCCACTATCAAATGCAGGAATAGTAGAACTATTATTACCTGTATCCATAGCGAACACGTCTGAGCCGTTTTCTGGAACCTTTGAAGTTTTCCCAGTCTCTGCCGCAATTGCTATGTAGATATAACTCTGACCGCTTCCGTTTACATCCCCATCGGTTGAAACGACTTTAAAGCCATTCGACTTAACTTCAAAATATGAACCGTTATAAGCTGCTTCATCTGTACTTGGCCTTAAATATTTACCAGTCCCACCATTTACAATCCCTTGCATACTGTCCTGTAAATACCACTCAGAAGTTCCACTCGTTTTTTTCACTAGTATATATTGAGGCTCAAACGGTAAGGTTACTGATAAACCTGCTGATCCTGTCCCCGAATAGCTACCGCAAGATATTATTTTTTGATCATTTGGCCCAAACGCTGCCTCTTCATGGGCAAATAAATAAGCTATATAAGTCTTACCGCTATCATTTGATTCACCACCAGATTTAACGGTAAATGAGCTGGCGGTCGGCTCAGTATCATTCCAATATTGTGTATGTTGATTAGCAGCATTGCTACTATTAAGGAAGAGAGCATGAGTAGCTGACGTTGCTCGATGATATACAAGCCAATTTTCAGCATCAGAAGTACTCTTAATAAAAATTGCACCCGGAATACTGCCTAAATCATGGGTCAATGTCTGAGTACTACCTGATCCTGTGTAGGTTTTGATTGTGAAAAATTTCTTT